ATGGGTCGAACCGTCAGTGACTTCGGACTCCCCGGAATAACTCGGGGCATAGCGTATCGCCCGCTGCCTTCGCAACAGAAGTTTCACGACTCAAAGGCCAGATTCAAGGGCTTTTCGGGACCCATTGGCAGCGGGAAGAGCCAGGCGGTCTGCCATGAGGCCATCCGCCTCAGCTATTTGAACCAGGGGCGCCTGGGACTGTTAGGTGCGCCCACCTACCCGATGTTGCGGGATGCGACGCAGGCGGCGCTATTCGAGATTCTGAATGGGAACAAGATTCCGTTCGATCACAACAAGGCGGAGAACACGCTGATCATGCGCGATACGCGATCCAAAATCCTGTTCCGGCCCATGGACGAATTCGAGCGGCTGCGCGGCACCAACCTGGCATGGTTCGGCCTCGACGAGCTGACCTATACCCGGGAAGAAGCGTGGCTGCGCCTGGAGGGGCGTCTGCGCGACTCCAAGGCCAAGCGCCTGTGCGGCTTTGCGGCGTGGACGCCCAAAGGTTACGACTGGGTCTACCGGAGGTTCCTGGCGAAGCCGGTCAAGGGGTACGAAGCCATCATCGCCCAGCCGAGCGAGAACCGGTACCTCCTCCAACAAATCCCGGATTACTACGACCGGCTCAAAGACAGCTACGACGAACGCTTCTATCAACAGGAAGTAATGGGCCTGTACCTGAACCTGGATTCCGCGCTGGTATATGCCTCCTTCGGGCGCAACGAAAATCTTGCGGATTTGAGCCTCGATCCTGCTTTGCCGCTGCTTTGGGCGCTGGATTTCAACGTGGATCCGATGAGCTCGCTGGTGGTGCAAATAGTTCGCGGCAAGGTGCGGGTGCTGGATGAAATCGTGCTCCGGCATTCCACCACCGCCGAAGCCTGCCAGAAGTTCTTGCAACGATTTCCCAAGAGCCCGGCCGGCATCGTGGTCTACGGGGACGCTTCGGGGAACCAGCAACATACTACTGGAGCTTCGGACTACGACATGATCCACGAGTATTTCCGGGTCCACTCCCCCATGCTGGTGACCTACAAGGTGCCGAGTAGTAATCCGAGCGTGCGGGAGCGAATCAATCTGACCAACTCCAGGCTGCGGTCGGCCGCCGGCGAGATCGGGCTGCTGGTGGACTTCAAGTGCAAGGAACTGATTATGGATTTCGAGCAGGTGGCTTTTAGGGCCGACACCTACCAGATCGACAAGGACCGGGACCGGCTGAGAACGCACCTGTCCGACGCGCTGGGGTATCTGCTCTGGCAGGAATGCATGCCGGTCAAGTCTGGCGGGGAGCGGAAGGGGCGACTTCTTTTATGAAGAACATCAACCGGGAACATCCCGAGTACATCGCGCGCAAGGCGATGTGGAAGCAGTACAAGGACCTCTACGCGGGCGGCGAGCAATTGCGCGCGGACGCCTCGCAATACCTGGTGCGCCGGCACAAAGAGCCCGGCGAGATCTACCAGGAACGGCTGAGCCGGGTGTTTTACGAGAACTACATCGGGTCGATCATCGACTGGTACGCGGCGACGCTGATGCGGCGTGAGCCGATCCTGTCGCTGGAAGGAACCGACACCGCCGCCAGGAGCTTCTACACCGCGCTGGCGGACGATTGCGATTTGAAGGGAACCAGCCTCAGCGAGTTTTTCCGCCAACGCTTCATCCAGACCATGGTATGCGGCGGCAGCTTCATCGTGGTGGACTTTCCGCGGGCTGACCGGGAGGGCGCTCCCGCTCCGTTGACTCGGGGGGAAGAGGACGCTTCGGGACGGTCGCGCGCCTACCTGGTGGACTACGGAGCGGATGAGGTCATCAACTGGAACTACGAACCGTCGGGCGGGCTGGAGTGGGCGGTGATCCGCACCTCCTGCCTGCAACAATCCAAGGTCACGGATGCGAAGTGGGAGCGGGAGACGCGCTGGATCTACTACGACCGCGAGAACTTCCGGATATACCGGAAGGCGGGCGATTCGAGTCCCATCGAGTTGATGGATGAGGGGCGGCACGGGCTGGCGTCGCTGCGGCGGGTGCCCATGTTCCAGATGAAAGTGTCGGAGGGGCTGTGGCTGCTGAATAAGGCCGCGCTTCTGCAACTGGAACACTTCAACAAGTCCAACGCGCTTTCGTGGGCGCTGACCATGGGGTTGTTCGCCAGTCCGGTGGTCTATTCGGACCGGGAGTTCAAACAAATTGTCGGCGAGTCCTATTACATCCAGCTCGGACAGGGTGACCGGTTCGGATGGACGGAGCCGGAGGGAAAGGTCTACCAGATCGCGGCGGACAACCTGAACCAGTTGAAGGACGAAATCTACCGCGTTTGCTACCTGATGATCCAGGCCGGATCATCGAGCGGCGGAGGCCGGCAGTCCGGGCTGAGCAAGCAGTTGGACTTCAACACAACACAGGAGGTGCTGCGCGGGTACGGCGATGTCGTGAAAGAGACCATGAAGCAGGTCTTGTGGGCCATCGCAGCCGCGCGGCAGGACGGGATTTCCATCGCCGTCTCGGGGCTGGACGAATTCGACATCGACGATCTCAGCACGGAGTTGGATGACGCCCAAAAACTGCTGAATCTGGGGATCGGCTCGGAGACGTTGACCAAGCAGGTCTTCAAGAAGCTGGCTTTGAAATACCTGAGCGATGCGCGGCAGGAAGTCAAGAACCAGGTGGCCGAGGAAATCGATCGGATGAAGTACCAAGAGGGAGTTTCTTAGGAGGCATATGGAAGGCATCGACGTTCAAGCGATCGTGCGGCAGGCGATCGAGGAGTTCGCGACCAACGAGCAGTCCAAGAATGAGCCGGCCTACAAGGCGGAACTGCAGGAGGAGCGCAAGCGCAGGGAGCAACTGGAGCGCCGGCTGAACGAGTTGGTGGCGGAGAACAAGCGCAGCCGCCAAATCGCGGCGGAAGCGGAGCGAAGCTCGGCCGTGAGAGCCGAACTGCAGCGGCTGGGCGTGGCCAAGATCGACCTGGCGTTCAAGGCGGTGCAGGACGGGATCGTGCGAACCGAGGACGGGCGTCTAGTGGCCCGGACCGACGCCGGCGAAACGCCGTTGAAGGAACACCTGGCGGCGTTCGTGAATGAGAATCCGGAGTTTCTGCCGGCTCGCATTGCCGGGGGGACCGGGATGACCGCGACCTTCAAGGCGCCGTCCACGGGCAGAGAAACGGTGGGCATCGAACAGATCCGCCCGGGCATGAGCGCGGAAGAGATGCAGCGGGTACGAGAGGAAATCGTGCGCGTGGCGTCGCAGACCCTTCGGGGCCTGTAGTAACAAACCGGCCCGAACGCAGGCGGCCGGCAAGAACAATCAAATCAAGGAGAACGAATGGCAGCTATTACCTCAACTAACGTCGCAAGCGCGATTGTGAAGCTGGTGGCGGCGGACGCATTGCCGGTGCTGGTCGGGAACCTCGTAATGGGGAACCTGGTGAATCGCGATTACGAGCCGGTGCTGGCAAATGCCGGCGACACGGTAAACATACCGATACCGCCAATTATGGTGGCAAATAACATCCTCGAAGGCGGCGAGGTGCAGACGCAAAACCCCAGTCTGGGAAACGCGCAGATTGTGCTCAATACGCACGTGGAAGCGACTTTCCAGATTCCAGACGTGACCAAAGTGCTGGCGGTTCCGGACCTGCTGAAGATCTACATGCAGCCCTCGGTGGCCGCGATCGCCCAGCGAATCGAGACCGACCTTCTGAGCCTGTACGCCAGTTTCACAACCACGGTGGGAACGGCGGCGACGCCGATCACGGAAGCCGTGATCGACGCGGCGGAAACAGCGCTGTTCCTGTCGAAGATTCCGCCTCAAGAGCAGAAGTTCATTGTGGTGGACGCGGCGGCCTATTCGACCTGGCGGCAGATTCCGCGCTTCAGCGAGTTCCAGAACTCGGGCGAAGCGGGCCTGCGCGCGCTCATCGAAGGCACCATCGGCAAAATCAAAGACTTCTTCGTCTTCCGCTCGCAGTTCGTACAGAAGACGGGCACCACCACGGTGACCACCCACAACATGGCGTTCACCAAGGACGCCATCGGCCTGGTGATCCGGCGGCTGCCGCAGCCGCTGCCCGGAACCGGCGCCATCGCGGAATATGCGGAGTTGGGCAACTTCGGGATGCGCGTGGTGATGAGCTACCAGCCGAACACGCTGGCGCAGCAGTTCACGGTGGACGTGCTGTACGGCTGTGGCGCGCTGCGCAACACCTCGGGCGTGCAGGTCAACACGTAGGATGGCAAACCGCTCCCTGACGGTCGCGGCTCGGATCGGAGCCGCGACCGTCAGGGAGCGGTTGTTCGGGGCGAGGGACCCGGAGGGTACCCCCTCGCCCCTGTTTCATTCAGGAGGAATCGATGGATCTGAGACTCTATTACCAAAGAATTCGCGACAAGGAATCGGAGATTACGGAAGCGTTTCCGATCGTGGTGAGCAATGAGACGGCGGACGGCGGCAAACCGGGGGTTCTGACGGAAGTGACACCCGCAATCGCCGCCAAGATGGTGGTGGATGGCGTGGCGCGCCTGGCTACCGCCCAGGAAGCCAAGACGTTCCGGGCGGCGCAGGTGGAAGCCAAGCGAGTGGCCGACCAGGCGGCGGCGGCGGCCAAGGTGCAGTTCACCGTGGTCTCGACCACGGAACTGAACAAGCTGAAAAGTAACCCGGGGTCTTCCAAGGACTAGGCGAAGGACCATGGCTCTGTTCATAGACGGTCCCGTTTCGAGCATGGAAGACCTGACGGCGCAGGATTCGCAGCTTCTCGACGTGGCCAGCATCGAGGGAATCGACGTCACCCAGAAACTGGCTCTGGCCCAGGACGAACTCGCCCTGGAACTGGACGCGCTGTTGACCAGGCTGAGCTACGTGAACCAGTTGTTCTGGATTGCGCCTGAGCCGAACCTCGGCAGCGTGGTGGTGACACCGGCGCTGAAGTTGTGGCACACCTTTCGCAGTTTGGAAATGGTTTACAGCGACGCGTACAACAGCCAGTTGAACGACCGCTACGCCGGCAAGCGTGACCAGTTCCACCTGAGGGCGCAATGGGCATACGAAACGCTGGTTGCGGCCGGTATCGGCGTAGCGTCGGTCCCGGTGCCGCGGGCGGCCATGCCGGCGGTTACGGCAGCGGCGGCCCCGGCGCCGGGCGCCCCGTTGCCGAACGGAACTTACTATGTGACCGTGGCCTGGGTCAACGTGGCGGGCGAAGACGGGGCCAGCGCCCTACCGGCCACCATCGCGACCGCGGGGAGCTCGCTGCTGGTCCAGCCGGCAGGCGCTCCGCCAAGAACCGCGGCGGGGTGGAACGTCTATGTGGGCACCGGTCCCGATTCGATGGCGCTGCAAAACGCATCGCCCATCCCCATCGGGCAGACGTGGCTGCAGCCGGCGCCCCTGGCGGCGGGGCGGCCGCCGGGACCGGGGCAACGCCCCAGTTATCTGAAGCCGGTTCCACGGGTGATCCAGAGGGGCTGATGACGGCAAAGATCGGAAGCGCAACAACAGCCCAAGTGATGCAACTCATCACGGGCGCCAGCGGCTTGAATTCGAGCCTGGCCGCGCTCACGCAAGCGGACCAGGCGCTGGCCGGTCCGCTGGACATGGCGCAAGTACGCGCGCAGAACGTGGCGGCGGACCTGGCGGAACGCAGCAGTTTGGTGAAGTACCCGGTTGTGAACGTGTACTGCGAGAAAGTGACGAACCAATTGACGGAGAAGTTTCGGACATTCTCCGGCACGGCGCAGATGACCATCGAGGTTCGACATTCCCAGGACCGGCTGGATGGGCTCCAGGACAGCCTGCAACTCTACACGGACGCCGTGACGCAGGTGCTGGCCTCGAGCCGCGGCGATTGGGGCAATGGGATGTTTTACGCTGGCGGGTACGAAGCGTCTTTCGGAGCCGTCAAGCCAGGCGGGAAGAATTTCATCCAGGTGGCCAAGGTCACCTTCGGGATTGGAGTGAGTGTTAGCTAGTATGGCATATATTTCCTCTAACGCAAACCGATTCTACACGGCTCTGGAAACGAGCTACGGCCAGGTAGGATCGATCACATCCGGCAACCGGATTCCGGCTCTGAAGCTGACGGTCCAGCAGAAAGTCACGATGGCGCAGCGGAAGGACAAGACGGGCAGCCGGACGTTTCCCGGCCAGCCGCCGGGCGGCCGGCTGCAGACGAATTTCGAGCTGCAAACCTACATGACGAGCTGGCAGCAATCGGCGGGAAACCCGGGATATGGCCCGCTGTTTCAGGCGGCACTCGGGGGCGCGCCGCTGCAGTTCGCCGGCGGGGCCGCGGCATCCAGCACGGCTGCCGGAAGGCTGGGGTTCGCAGCGCCGCACGGGCTCGGCGCGGGGCAGGCGGTTTCATGCGCGGGGGAGATCCGGTTCGTGGCCGCGATCGTGGACGCAAGCACGGTGCAACTGAACGCGCCGTTTACCGTCCTGCCCGCGACCGGCGCCGCCATAGGCGCCGCGGTCACCTACGTGCCCGCGACCGAACTGCCGAGCGCCAGCGTATTCGACTACTGGGACCCGGCGGCGGCGGTGCAGAGGCTGCTGTGCGGGGCGGCCGTCGACCAGATGGAAATCCAGGTGAACGGCGATTACCACGAGTTCCACTTCAGCGGCCTGGCGCAGGACGTGCTCGATAGCAGCAGCTTTTCCTCGGCCAACGTCGGACAGCTTCAGAGCTTTCCGGCGGAGCCGGCGTTGGCCGCCTTCGACTATTCGATTGTGCCGGGGAACATGGGCCAGGCGTGGCTGGGAACAACGCCCGCGCAGTTCCTCACCATCACCAGCGCATCCATCGTTCTTAAGAACCAACTGGACACGCGGTCCAAAGAGTTCGGATCGAACCTGCCGCGCGCCATCTCTCCCGGTCAGCGGTCCGTGACGGCGGCGTTCGAGCTCTTCAGCCAGGACGACGACGCCACCAAGGGACTCTACCAGGCGGCCAGGCAGCAATCGCCGATCACGGTCATGTTTCAGTTGGGCGTTGCCCAAGGACAGGTCATGGGCGTGTACCTGCAGAGCGTGATTCCCGAGGTGCCGGAGTTCGACGACGGCCAGAACCGGTTGCAGTGGAAGTTCCGGCAATCGCGCGCGCAGGGCACGGTGGACAACGAAATCGCGGTGGCGTTCGGATAATCATGACCTACGAAAGCGTACGGACGGTGGAGTCGCGGGTCGCGCGCGGGGTGATTTTCACGCTGGCGAAGATCTCGTTCGGGCGCCGCGTGGAGCTGATGCGCCGGGTGCGGGAACTGGCCAGGCGAATGGAGTTCCTGGAGGCCGGCCAGGCGCCGGGCGACAAGATGGATGCGGCCCTGCTCCAGACGGAGATCGACCGGCTCTTCCTGACGTGGGGACTGCGGGCCGTATCGGGGCTGGAGCTGGACGGAGCGGATGCCACACCCGAACTGCTGGCGGAGGCCGGACCGGAGGACCTGTTCCGGGAAGCGCTGGCGGCGGTCCGGGCGGAGACGGGACTGACCGAGGCGGAACGAAAAAACTGATTGTCGCCTTCCACTTTCAATTCTCCAACCAGGCCGGTTGGAAGTGCGACATCTGCCGGAAGTCCGGCCTGGAGAAGAAGCGCCGGTGCGGGTGGCTGGGGATGGGCGAGGACGCCAGTGGGCCGCTGGTCTGGGCGAGAAGGGATGTGGCGCTCAGAACCTGCCCGAAGCCGTATATCACGGCTGAGAGCCAGACGCTGGTGGAGGATTTTTTTGTGCGGAGGCGCCTCGGAGGGATGGATTTTGCGAAGCTGAGCGCGCGGCAAGTGGAAGCGTTCGTGATTCTCGAAAAAGCGCTTACCGGAAAG